CTTACAACACAGGTATTGGATATAGAGCTTTATATTTAAATAATATAGGTGAATTTAATACTGCTGTAGGTAGACAAGCATTATTAGATAATACATCTGGTAATTTTCTTACAGCAATAGGTCAAGATGCTTTAACAAATAATACAACAGGCTCTTATAACACTGCTTTAGGTTCAAATTCTCTATACTCCAACACCACTGCATCTTACAACACAGCAGTTGGTTATCAAGCGTTATATACAAATACTACTAGTTCTTTATTAACAGCTATTGGCTATAGAGCATTATCTGCCAATACAGGTACAAATAACACAGCAGTTGGTTGGGGAGCATTAGAAGATAATACAACAGGTGGCTCACAAACAGCTATTGGTCAAAGTGCATTAGGTGACAATACTACAGGTACTGAAAATACAGCTGTAGGACAACAAGCATTAAGAGCAAGCACTACTGGCTCTTATAATACTGCATTAGGAAAAGATGCACTACGTTTCAACACCACTGCATCTAACAATACTGCTATAGGGTATCAAGCTGGGTATAGTAATGTTAATGGTACTCCAAACACTGCTATAGGTTATAACGCATTAAGACTAAATGTTTCTGGTGGATTTAACGTTGCTGTAGGTTCTTATGCTTTAGAAGTAAGCACAGGAGGAAGTAATACGGCAGTTGGACATGGAACTTTAGATAGTAATACTTCAGGAGCATCTAACACAGCAATGGGTAGAGATGCTTTATCAGCAAACACCACTGCATCTGCTATGACAGCTGTTGGTTATCAAGCTGCTTATTCTCACAATGTATCTTCTGGTGGAACAACAGCAATAGGTTATCAAGCATTATATTTAGGAACAGCCCCAGATAATGTAGCTGTTGGTTATCAGGCTGGATATAATAATACAACTGGAACAAATAATTCTTTTATAGGCAGACGAGCAGCATATTCAAATACCACAGGCTCTGATAATGTTGCACTTGGTCGTGATGCACTCTTCGCCAACACCACTGCAAATTTCAACACTGCTATTGGTTATCAAGCATTACTTTCAAATACTACAGGCGCTAGTAACATAGCTGTAGGTGAAGCTGCTTTAGATGCAAATACTACAGGGGGTTCTAATGTAGCAGTTGGTCGTGATGCTCTAGGTGCAAACACTACTGGAAGTTTTAATCAGGCATTTGGTAGAAACGCTTTATTAACTAATACTACTGGTCAATATAATAATGCTTTTGGTAATGATGCTTTAAAAGTAAATACTACAGGTTCTAACAATACCGCCTTTGGTCATACTGCTTTAACAGCTAACACTACAGCAAGTTTCAATACAGCAGTTGGTAGTACTGCTTTAACAACAACTACTACAGGGAATAGTAACACTGCTGTTGGTCATAGTACTATAAGATTTAACACGACTGGTAGTGAAAATACGGCATTAGGTTTAAATGCTTTATATAACAATACTACTGCAAGTTTCAATACAGCATTAGGTCATACTGCTATGTTAGCTAATACTACTGGAACTCAAAATGTAGCAGTAGGTAGGGCTACTTTACTTGCAAATACTACAGGAAATTATAATACTGCTCTAGGTTACAATACTCTTGCTAATGTAACTACAGGACAACAAAACACTGCTGTTGGTAGACTTGCAGGGAGTGCTCTTACTACAGGAAGTAACAATACATTTGTAGGCTATTTTGCAAGGCCATCAACAGCAAGTCAAAATAATGCTAATGTTCTTGGGCATAGTGTAGTAGGAGCGGCTGGATATACTACTCTTGGTGTAGGTGCTTCTGATATTCGTGCTGCTAATGGTGTAGCAACATGGGCAACTGTATCAGATGAGCGTTATAAAAAAGATATTGAACACTCAACAGCAGGACTTGATTTTGTTAATGACTTAAAACCACGAACTTTTAATTACAAAAACAAAGGTGACTTACCTACTACTTTTGCAGCTTATGAAAAAGATTCAACTACACCTTATAAAAATTCAGAAACTAATCACGGCTTTATAGCACAAGAAGTTAAAGCGGCTATTGATGCACATCCTGATATTAAAGATGGATTTAAAATGTGGGATAGTCGTGATGATGGCTCTCAAGAAGTTTCAGAAGCAGCAGTTATTCCAATACTAGTAAAAGCAATACAAGAACTCTCTGCGAAAGTAGAGGAATTACAAACTGAAATTAACACTTTGAAAGGAAACTAAAATGACAGATGAAAATGTAGTATTAGATGTACCAAGTACCGAAGAAAAGGCACAGCACTATTCTGCAATGGGTGATTCAGTCACACTGATTCATGATGTAATTGCTGGTAATGCAATGGCTAACGAAACCGATGAGGAAAAGAAAGACTGCGTTACTCGTAATGTAGAACATCTGAAAATCATGGTAGCAAAAGAATGGTGGGGCGATGAAGATATGCAACCATCAAACGAAGCGGTCAATGCTGGAGAAGCATACACAGCATAACTTTAACTTAACATAAGGAAAACGATAATGGCAAAAGATAAAAAAGAATCCATTAAAACACAAATTAAAATAGATGATGTTGATTATCAATATGAAGATATGACACCAGAACAACAAACAATGGTTAATCATATTGCTGATTTAGATAAAAAACTTAATGGCACAAAATTTAATGCTGACCAATTACAAGTAGGTAAAGATGCTTTTGTTAATATGTTAAAGACATCGTTAACATCTAAAGAAGAAAAAGAAGTACAACAATAATTACTAGGACTTAAATTATGTTATCGATATTGTCGGGAATATTAGGCTTTGCTACATCAGGACTTCCTAGTGTATTAAAGTTTTTTGAACAAAAGGGCGATCAGAATCATGAACGTGAGATGGCTAAAATTGAAATGCAAAGAAGTTTGGCAATGGCAGAAAAAGGTTTTGCTTCACAGGAAAGAATTGAAGAACTTAAAACTGAACAAGTCAGCATGGATACATACACTCAAGAAAGAGTGGCGTTATATAAAAACGACGAAGCGTCTGCAGAAGGGGCATCTACTTGGGTTATTAATCTTCGTGCTAGTGTTCGCCCCATTATCACCTATGTTTTTGTTATTATTCTTTTGGTGGTCGATTTTGTAGGATTATACTGGGCTATTTCATCTGGTGCTAATTATGCTGAAGCTATGCGGATTGTATTTAGTAATGAAGAAATGGCTATTCTAGCGTCTATTATTGGCTTTTGGTTTGGGTCTAGACATTGGGAAAAATAAGTGAATACATCAGAAAAGGGTATAACCCTCATAAAGTATTTTGAAGGAGTACATGCCACACCTTATAGATGCCCTGCGGGCTATTGGACTATCGGTGTCGGTCATCTTATTAGTTATGATGATAAACTACACTCTTCATGGGATCGCACTCTTTCAGATAACGAGATAGAGAGCTTACTAAAAAAAGACTTAATAAAATATGAAAATGGAGTTACTCGGCTATTACATCCTAAACAACCAACACAGTCTGAGTTTGATGCTCTCGTTAGCTTTAGCTTTAATCTTGGCTTGGGATGCTTTCAAAGGAGTACAGTTCGTTCGGCTTTTGTGCGTGGTGATAAAAAGAGAGCTGGCGAAGTTCTTTTAAAGTATTGTTATGCTGGAGGACGTAAGCTCAAAGGATTAATTAGAAGACGATTAGCAGAACACGCACTATTCATGGAAAAGGAATTATATGCCACTTAGTAAATTAAAATTTAGACCTGGCATAAACCGAGATAAAACTGATCTTGCTCAAATGGGTGGTTGGTATGATGGAAACATGATACGGTTTAGAGAAGGTTTTCCTGAAAAAATAGGAGGCTGGGAAGCAGCTACTTTTACTCCCTATGTAGGAGAAGCGGTCAAACTATTTGTTTATGCTATAGATACAGGTGCAGCCATTGCAGGTCTAGCGACGACTAAAAAAATCTACATTCGTGCCGGTACAACTCTTTATGATATAACTCCTATACGAGCTACATTTACTACTTCAACTACTCCCTCCACAGACAACTGTTTTACTACTAACACCACTGCAGGCACTGAAGGCCAAGTCTTAGTAACACTTACTGGACACGGTGCTACTACAGGTGATTATGTTACTTTTAGTGGTGCAGTCGCAGTCGGTGGTATTACAGCCCCACAACTTAATATAGAGTTTGAAGTAACGGTAATAGATTCTAATACATTTACTATTGAAACAGCGGGTACAGCGACTTCAGTAGCTACAGGGGGTGGTACAGGAATTACGGCAGCATTTCAAATTAATATTGGAGCTGACTCTTCCATTGCAGGATATGGATGGGGTGCAGGTACATGGAGTCGAGGAACTTGGGGTTCAGGAGCTACACTTCCAGCTATCGTCGATGTACGATTAGTGTTTATGGACAACTTTAATAATGACTTAATCTTTAATTTAAATAATCAAGGGGCTATTTATTACTGGACTTACACTGCAAGTTTTGGTAACAGAGCAGTATTACTAAGTTCTTTAGCGGGTTCAATTGCTGTACCGGCTGAAAATGAAAAAATACTTTTTGCGCCTAGTGGTCATTTACTATCTTTAGGGGCTAGTGCATATAGTGAAGTATCTACTGCGGGAGCTACTATTTCAAGTATTACAAGTAGTGGAACAACAGCTACGGTGACTACCGGAAGTGTTCATGGATTAAATACTAATGACTGGGTCTACCTTTCTGGTCAAACGACAACGGCTTACTCAGGCACATACCAAATTACAGTAACAAGCACCACAACTTTTACCTATACCCTAGCAGCGTCTACTACGTCCCCTGCTTCTGTTGCAGGAAGTTATCAATCTATCTCTTATAGTGGTGGCGCATTTGATCCAATGTTAATTAGATGGGCGGATGTTAATGCAGATATAGGTCCTAAACCAGAAGTATGGAAACCTGAACTTGCTAATACTGCTGGTTTCTTATTTGTTAAAGAGGGGTCTAGAATTATTACCGGTGCTAATGTAAGACAAGAAACTCTTATATGGACAGACACATCACTTAGTACACTACAATTTTTAGGTACGGCTGAAGTGTTTGGATTACAACTTTTATCTAACGATACCAACATTATGGGCCCTAATGCATGGGCGAGTGTTAATAACAATATGTATTGGATGGGAACAGATAACTTCTTTGTATATGATGGTCGTGTTAATGTTCTTAAGTGTCCTTTACTACGATATATATTTGAAGATATTAATAGAGAACAAGCTCAACTTATTCACAGCGGTACCAATAAAGAGTTTAATGAGGTCATATGGTTCTATTGTTCAGGTGGAGTAACACCTTCTGCTACAATTGATCGTTACGTAATCTACAACTACCGTGATGATATTTGGTATTATGGGCAACTTAACAGAACAACTTGGGTAGATGCAGGAGTTAACGAATATGCACTAGCTACTTCTGGTGGATACTTATACTCACATGAGAAAGGTACTAATAATGGACAGCCTTTAGGTGCAGCCCCTTTGGCTATCAACTCATACATTGAGTCAGCCTTTATGGATATAGCTGATGGTGAGTTTTATATGTTAACAAAACGTGTAATTCCTGATGTAGATTTTACTGCATCACAAACAGTCAATCCTGTAACAGGAGCAACATTAACGCCAGCAGTGGATATGGCAGTTGCAGTGACTAAGTTTCCAGGGGCAGCAACACAAACTACAGATGCAGCAGGGGCAACATTAACTAGAGGTGTTACTACAACAGCAGCGACAATAGACCAATATACAAATCAAGTATTCATCAGAGCACGAGGACGACAAATGAACTTTAAAATATCATCAGATACTCTAGGCACACAATGGCAACTCGGTGATACAAGAGTCGAGGCTAAACCAGATGGACTAAGGGGATAACATGGCACACGTCGTACAACCTAAAGCACCTAACTTGGCTCTTCCTAAAATAGAATATAGTGAAGATCAACAGAACCAACTACAGAATCAGCTAAGGTTATACTTTGCGCAACTAGATAAAGCACACTTAGATGAGATTAAAAACTTACACACTAACAATGTAATGCATTGGATGGGGATATAATGTCAGGAGAATTTCAAGATTTAACAGGTAAAAAATTAGGACAAGCAGCTTTAACCGTTACTACAGTAATATTATATGAAACCCCTGCTAACACACGTACTTATATAAAAGATATTATGGTAGCTAATCATAGTGGACCTTCAGGCACAACAGGGACAGTATCAGTATATATAGTTCCAGCCGGCGGTGCCGCGTCAAATGATAATGAGCTTATAGGAACTGTTAACGTACTTAAACAAGAATATTTACATTGGTCAGGATTACAGATAACTAACCCTGGAGATACGATACAAGCAGTATCCGATGGAACTGAGTTAACGATCACTATATCAGGAGCTGAAGCCGTATAAAACGGTTTATACATAGCACATTACATGGTATTATACAACTTAAATAAATAGGATTTATTATGTCATTAGGAAGCATCTTATCAGTAGCAGCACCCATCGCCGCAGGGTATTTTACTGGGGGCGCTGGTGGAACATCTTTATTTGGATTAGAAGCTACAGGTAGCGCTATTGCCGCAGGTGCTTTAACAGGTGCAGGTATTGCTGCGTTATCAGGCGGGGATATTCTTACTAGTGCTGCAATGGGTGGTCTTGGTGGTTATGGTGGCGGTGAATTAGGTGCTGCTTTTAATCCAGCGGGAGCAAGTGGTATAGCATCAGCAACAGGAACAACTAATGCGGCGGTAAACCAAGCTGCTATGAGTAACATGACAGGTAGCGCATTAGGACAAGGTGGATTTAATACAGCAGCAGGCAGAGGTTTAATGGGTGTAGCAACTCCTGGTATGGCAGGGGCAGCAGGCGTGGGTTCATATGGATACTCACCTTATGATACCCCAGATGTTTTAGGGGAATCTGTAACTCAATTTCAGGAAGCTCAACAATTAGCAGGTGTAACCCCTCAACCCGGAGGATATGATGCACTAGACCCAACTTCAAATTTTGCAACTAGAAACGCGGCAATGGGTTCAGGCAATACAAGTACAATAGCAGGAATCCCTGATGAATTATCTGGAGGATATGTCCCTCCTACAACTCAATATACTCCTCCACCTGACACAAGTTTCTCAGCAGGAGTAGAAAGACTAGGTGATGGTAGTATGAGTAAAGGAGCTATGAAATTAGGTTTAGCTGGATTGCCTGTATTAGCAGCAGCATATGAACCAGAAACATTTACTTAC